ATATGAATCAAAGGGATCGCAAGAGATTCGCTTCAAGAACAAAGCCCGGTACTTAATCAGAGCAGGTAACTCAGCCGCTCGAGGTATTGCCGCTCCCGATGTAATCCATATTGACGAGTTACGAGAGTTTGATACTGAAGATGTCTGGTCATCAATGCGATTTACTCAGATGAGTAATCCAAATCCTCAGGCATACGTTTATTCAAACGCAGGCCACGCCAATTCGGTTCTACTGCATAAATTTAGGGAGCGAGGTTTAGCAGCTAGTGAAGGAGCCGATGATTCGATCGGTTGGTTTGAGTGGAGCGCTGAACCAGGAGCAGAAATAACCGATAAGGAAGCCTGGTATCAAAGTAACCCTAGCCTTGGCCACACAGTTCATGAGGACAACATCAAGGATAGCCTTTCAGATCGTGAGGATATATTTAGGACCGAAATTCTTTGCCAATTCGTCTCGATGATTAACCCAGTTATTTCAGAAGCCGAATGGAAGAAATGCAAGGTTGATAATCTGCCTCAGCTCGATGTCGAAGCCGATACTTGGATGGCGATCGATCTCAGCCCGGATAGAAAACACGGCTCGCTAGTTGCAGGCCAGAGAATCGATGGCGATAGGTTCATGGTCACTCTTCTTCATACCTGGTTCAACCCGGTCAATCTTGACGATAAAGAAATGGCTAACGATATTGCTTATTGGGTTCGCAAGTTTCCAGTTAATGCCGTTGCCTATTCCAAATCTACAGCTTCAGCGGTTGCCGCTCGATTGTCACCTGCTGGTATTCCCGTCCATGAAATTACGGGCCAGGAATATCAACAGAGCTGCGATGAATTCGTTTCAGCAGTTTCTAGCCTTCGCCTCGCCCATGGCGATCAAGAAGAATTGACCAAGCAAGTTCTCAGCGCCGTTAAATTAACTCGAGGCGATGGCGGTTGGGTTATGGGACGCAAAGCTTCCGGAATCGTCTGTGGCGCAGTAGCTTCTGCAATGGTTACTCATTTTGCGACACGCGCTGAATCTGAAGTGGACATTCAGATAGGTTAATGTCTAGACAATAGCGTATAATATGTCCAATGGGAATCCGGGACATTTTTACATCATCAAAGCCAGCAGTCGAGATCACAGTCGATGCCGCTTCTACTCCTGCTCCATTCAATAACACAGGTTCATTTAATCCTTTCGTATTCACCCAATCGGTCGCATCGCGCCAGCAGGCTATGGCCGTCCCAACCATCGCACGCGCACGCAACATAATCTGCACGACACTTGCCGGACTTCCGCTCGAGCAATATTCAAAACTCAATGGCGGACATCAATCAACACCAGCCGTAATTAACCAACCAGATCCACGCGTTCCTGGCTCTGCCATTTACGCCTGGCTTGCAGAAGATTTACTATTCCATGGCGTTGGGTATGGCCAAGTCCTCGAGCAGTATGGAGACACAGGTCGCGTTCGCGCTTGGACTCGGGTTGCTCCTGATCGCGTGACAGTAAAGTTAAACAGCAATCAAACTGAAATCGTAGGCTATCAAGTCGATGGATCAATCGTTCCCAACCAAGGCGTAGGCTCGCTAGTCGTATTCTACGGAATGGATGAAGGGCTTCTTAACCGCGCGGGTCGCACAATTCGCGCAGCTCATGCACTTGAGCAAGCCGCAGAAACTTTCGCTAAAGAGCCAGTTCCTTTACAAGTTCTCAAGTCAAACGGCACTAATCTCCCAGCAGAACGTATTTCTAAACTTCTAGAATCATGGCGGACCGCTCGACTAACTAAGTCTACTGCGTTTCTTAACGCGGATGTTGAATTGCAAGCTTTGGGCATCGATCCAGCTAAGTTACAACTCAATGAGGCACGCCAATACGTTGCTCTGGAATTGGCTCGCGCTTGCAACCTTCCTGCATACTTCGTGAGCGCTGAAATGACCAGCATGACCTATTCCAATGCAGTATCGGAACGCCGTTCGCTTATTGATTTCTCTATGAAGCCGATCCTAACCGCGATCGAGCAAAGACTAAGCATGCCGGACTTTATTTCTCAAACATCAACCATCCGTTTCTCACTAGACGAGTTCCTTCGTACCGATGCGCTGCAACGCGCACAGGTTTACGAGATTCTTAACCGCATTGGCGCTATGAGCGTTGAACAGATTCAAGAAGAAGAAGATTTAATTCATAACGAAGGAGAGAACGCATGAAGATAACAATGCCAGTAGCCATTACGGCTGCAGATGCAGAGTCACGCATTATTGCTGGACGCATCGTTACTTGGAATGCTGAAGGCAACACCTCAGCAGGCCGCACAATGTTCGAAAAAGATTCGATCACGATGGCTAAGAACATCAAGCTAGTTTTGCAGCACGATGTAACCCGCCCATTAGGAAAAATGGTTTCATTTGAACAAGATGCAGAAGGCATTACAGCAGAATTTAAGATCGCCAAAACAACCGCAGGTAATGACGCCCTCGAAGAAGCCGCAACTGGATTGCGTAGCGATTTTAGCGTGGGTGTAGATGTTGCCGATTGGAATAACAAAGATGGCGTAATGGCTATCAGCGCAAGCAACCTCATCGAGGTCAGCTTGGTCACAGACGGCGCCATACCTGGAGCCGAGGTCGCTAAGGTCGCGGCAGTAGACAACGAAGTTTCTGAGCCAACTCAGGAAGAAATACCATCAACCACAGAAGGAGAACAAGTGTCAGACACTACCGTTCCAGAAGTCGCTCCTGCCGCAGAAACGGTAGAGGCTGCAAGAGTCGAAGTTAAGGCTGCAACTGCACCTTATATTTCGACAACTGTTCGTAACCCAATCGTTGATAAGGCTACTTATCTCGAGCATTCAGTTCGCGCAAAGTTAGGCTCAGAAGAATCTCGCATGTATGTTGCAGCAGCAGCAGACACAACAGATAACGCTGGTCTAGTTCCAACACGCCAACTAACCGAAGTTATCAACGGCATCTCAAACGCAGATCGCCCATTCATTGACTCAGTTTCACGCGGCACTCTTCCAGATGCAGGCATGACTTTTGAGATTCCAAAGATTACAGTTGCTCCAACAGTTTCAGTCGCGGCTGAAGGCAACGGTGGATCAGAGACAGATCAGAACGCAGCGTTCGTAACTGTAAATGTCAAGAAGTTCATGGGCCGTCAAACATTCAGCCTTGAGCTTCTCGATCGTTCATCACCAGCATTTTTCGCTGAACTCGTACGCCAGATGGAATACGCATACGCAAAGGCTTCAGATGCAGAAGTTGGAACTGCGCTAATCAATGGCGGAACAGACGGCGGAAACCGCGCAGCAATTACAACAGGCGCACTTGCAGCAGACTTCGTGTCAGATGCAGCAGTTTCTATCTACAAAGGAACACTTGGCTTTGCAGAAAACATCATTGTCTCTCCAGAACAATGGGGTAACTTGATGGGGCTAGTAGATTCTTCAAATCGCCCAATCTTCCAACAGACAATCAACCCACAAAACGCAGGCGGAACACTTACAGCAACAGCAGTTCGTGGAAACCTTCTAGGTCTCAACCTTCGCGTTTCACGCGCACTAACAGATGGCTCAGGTCTTGGTGACAACACTATGATCGTAGTTAACCCAGAGTCATACACATGGTACGAATCACCACGCCTATCACTACAGACAAACCTCATCTCAACAGGTCAGGTTGAAGTTGGTTACTACGGCTATGGTGCAGTTGCTACAAAAATTGGCGCTGGTTCATACCGTTTCATGGTCGCGTAATTAATTAACTAATCATGGGGGGGCTGCTGCTCCCGGTGGCTCCCCCAGTCGTTTACTAGAGAGGATGTAGAGATGGCTACAATTGTTACAGTTGCAGAACTAAGGTCTATCCTTGGCGTCTCTACGTCCCTCTATAACGATGCTTATTTAACAGATGTAATCGACACGGCTGAGGCAGTTATCTTGCCCATGCTAGTCACTTATGCTTCACCAATTTCAGCAGTCGAGCTAGAAGACAACATCGCCACTTATCAAGTGCTAGGCGATAACAATTTCTCAGAGGGTCAGAGCGTAGTTATTACCGGATGCGGCTCCCCTTTCAACGGAACATTTACCATCCTGGAATCTAGCAATTATGACGTAGATACATTTATCGTAAATTCAAACTCTCGCATATTCGTAGATGGCGTTTACAGAGATTTCAATGGCTTCTTCACAGTAGCAATTACAAACGCCGATATCACCGAGCGCAAGGTCATTCCTTCAGGACGTGCGACCCTATCTGGCGCTTCTACTTATGTCGGAGTTAGCGCAGTTGAGTCAGCAGTTCTTGCCGTATCGGTAGAAGTATTTCAATCTCGCATCGCTCCAGGTGGACAGATCGAGGGCGTGGACTTTACAAACGTCAGTCCTTATCGCTTAGGCCGCAGTCTCTTCAATAGAGTTTCAGGGCTTCTAGGTCCGTATATTGACACCGATTCAATGGTGCAATAATGCCAGCATCGACCATCCTTGACACAGTTCGTCAGCCATTAGCAACAGCTTTCGCAAACGTAGCGGGCAACGTCTACGCGTACGTCCCAGAGGCTCCTATGGTTCCTTTCGTAGTAACGGTTCCGGATTCTCCTTATCTTGAATTAGAGACCATTAATAAATCAACGCTTCACATTAAAATTAATTTAGTGATCTCAGTCGCGGTTGCATACAACAGCAATCCGGCTTCGCTCGATAATCTCGAGCAGCTCGTAATCAGTGTTCTGAAGGTGATCCCAGCCGGGTACACAGTCGGAGCGGTTGAAAAACCAACAGTTACTCAAGTCGGCCCATCTAATTGCTTGGTGGCAGATATCAGAGTTTCTACCTACTACACACAGACAAACTAAGGATAAATAATGGCAACCACAGTAATCACAGGTCGCGATGTGGCTCTATCTTTCACAGGTGGAACAGATATTGACGCACAAGCGACTTCAGCAGTTCTCACAAAGACCAACGTCCGCGAGGTCTATCAGACACTCGATGGCGAAGAGGTTAAGACAGTCAATCTTGAAGGCTCATTTGCTCTTTCAATGCTTGCCGACTGGGGTAAGGCAAACTCAGTATGCGAGGCTTTATGGACAGCAGCAGAGACAACACCAGATAGCACCTTTACAGTGACAATGACGGCAGCTACAGGCGCAGTCTTTGCGTTTGACGTATTCCCAGAATTTCCTACAGCAGGAGGCTCTGGAACAGATGCTCAGACTGTAGACTTCACATTCAAAGTACGCCGTGGAGCAGTAACAGAAACATTCAGCTAAAACTAGAAACGGGAGCAAACAATGCAACAGAACATAACAATTAAATATATTGACGGAACAGAAACCACTTACCAGGTGCGTCCGCCAGATTACGCTAAATGGGAAGTAACCACTAAGAAGGTTATTGGTCAGTTTGGCGGAATGTGGGACATCCTTTATGTAGCTCATAGCGCTATGAAAAGAGATGCCGGAGGCAAGCCAGTTAAGCCGCTCGATGTCTGGATGGAATCAGTTGCCGATGTTGAAGTCGGTGATGAGAGCCCAAAAGTCATCCAAGAGGAAGCGTAAGCCGACTCTTAGTAGAACTGGCAATAGCCACTCAGATCCCCATGGATCATTGGCGAACAGGTGAGGATATCTTGACCGCTATAGAAGTATTGGAGGAGCGCAATCGTGGCAAGTGAGCAAGTAGCACTAGACCAGACTGAACTTCGCCAAGTCTTCAAGGCGCTTAAAGGTATGTCGGAAGAAGCAAGAGAAGAAGCGAAACGCCAGTCGGGAGCGCTGGCGGAATTCGCTCGATCAGAGATTATTCAGACGGCTGAGTCGAGACCAAGTGCAGCAGTAGCCGGACGTATTGCAAGCGGAGCCCGTGTCAAGAAATCAAGCCGTATCGGTGAGATTACTTACGGGTTCGCTTCTCAAAAGTTCTCAGGTGGAGCAACCACTAAAGATATTTGGGGCGGCTCAGAATTCGGTTCTAATAAATATAAGCAGTTTCCCGTATGGTCAGGCCGTGAAGGCAAGGGCTCTAGGGGCTGGTTTATCTATCCAACATTACGCAGGATTCAACCTGAAATAGTTGCAAGATGGACAGAATCATTTACTAAGATATTGAAGGAGTGGGGATAATGGCATCAACTTCAAGAGCCTTAACGCTCAAACTCCTGGCAGATGTCGATAACTTTACCAAGGGCCTAAACAAGGCAGATAATGAAGTCTCCAGCTTTGGAGATAAAGTAAGCAAGTTCGGCAAGGTAGCTGCGGGCGCCTTTGCCGCCGCAGGAGTCGCCGCCGCCGCTTATGCTGGAAAACTATTAGTAGATGGCGTTAAGTCTGCCATCGAGGACGAGGCCGCTCAGTTACGCCTTGCTACAGCTTTAAAAAATGTAACTGGTGCCACAGATGCCCAGATTAGTGCTACAGAAGATTACATAACTAAAACTACCCTTGCAACTGGCGTAACCGATGATGAACTACGTCCATCGCTTCAGCGCCTTGTCACTGCGACTGACGATGTAGCGAAAGCTCAGAAACTCCAAGGTCTAGCTCTTGATATTAGCGCAGGTTCCGGCAAGTCACTTGAAGCCGTTTCTAATGCTCTTGCAAAGGCTCAAGAAGGCCAGACTGCAGGACTTGTAAAACTCGGCATTGGACTTTCGGCAGCTGAACTTAAAACCATGTCAATGGAGCAGATCACCGCTAAACTGGCTGACACTTTCGGAGGACAGGCTGCAACCCAGGCAGATACCTTTGCAGGCAAGATGCAGCGCCTTCAGGTGGCCTTTGATGAAGGCAAAGAGACGGTGGGATCATTCGTTCTCGATGCCATTAC